CTAAGTAGGTCAGCTATGTCAAGTATAAGCTGACGGCTCACTGCTATACGAAGGAGGCTCGGCATGCGTATTACATCAAGTGTAGGGAGACGTGGACCGATGAGTACAAGCAGATGTTATCGGATAGGGAGAACAAGCGGCAGATAGAGAACCGCATCAACTGCACGGATAGATACTTCCTTTCGCTACCGCAGGAGAAGCAGGAGAAGCTACGTGCTAGGCGTGAGGTATTCTACGGTAAGTATTACGGAACGAAGTATGGGAGGAAATGTTGAGCATAATCTTCAAGTGGCATGCATCAGGTGGTTCAGACTGCGACATCCGGACCACTTGATGATAGCCATCCCCAATGGTGGGGCGAGGAATGCAGTGACCGGCGCAAGACTGAAGGCTGAAGGAGTGACAGCAGGAGCGCCGGACTTGTTCCTGTTCAAGCCCAATGGCGAACACTGCGGATTGGCGATAGAGATGAAGACAAGAACGGGACGACAGTCAACGGAGCAGAAGGCATTCCAGGCGAGACTGGAAGAGAGTGGCTACCAGTATTCGGTATGCAGGACCGTAGACGAATTCATAACAATCGTCGACAACTATTTACAAGCTCTGCGGTAGTGCTATATCATGACGAAGATGGACATCATCGCCGAGCTGGCAGAGGACAGGACCGTAGAGCGGATGGTACTAGGGTATGTGCATCGGTATGAATTGACGTACGACCTGCAGGACCTATGCCAATTGATATACGTGGCGCTGATGGGGAAACCTGCGAGAGAGATTCAGCGGATGTACCATGCGAAGGAATTGACGAATTACATAGGCGGCATAATCCGACACCAGGTCAACAGTACCTCATCGGAATATTATTACACGATCATCCGTCCGCAGAAGACGGACGACATTACAGATAACGACCCCAATGACAACGATTGATATAAGAGCTATAACAGCGGAGTGCCTTGCGGATGCAGGGATATTCAGCGAGGACAGTGCGAGACTGCGCCGAGTGAAGCGCATAGTCAGGGAACTGCCACAGTCAGACCGCACGATACTACTGGCATACACAGAATTGTCGACGAGACAATTAGCCAAGGTGCTTGGTTTCAGTCATACGACGATAGCCAATGAGATACGCAGGATACGCAGGACCATAATCAGCAGGATGAATGATGAGAACGATAATTGACTTATACCTTCTATCCGTGCTTGTGGTGTACATCGTAGACCTATCGGGATTCACGCAATCATGGAAGGCAGGACTGGGCAGGATACTTCACAAGGACGTCGGCAGAGTGAAGCCTCTGGACTGCAGTCAGTGCATGACGTGGTGGACGTGTCTTATCTATCTGCTGATAGTCGGACAACTCACATTGCCGCACATCGTCGTGTCGGCATTGCTGTCATTCCTGTCGAGCATCACGAACACGTTACTGATAACGATATACGACACCCTGGTATGGGTGCTTAACCGATTAACACAATACTTGAACAATGACTGAGAGAGATTACACACAAGACGAATTGGCAATTCTAGCCAAGTATGAAGACAACATCCGCAGGGCGGTATATTCCGACTGGTGCAAGGCGATGAGCAGGAGCGAGGTTGAAGACATCTACAAAGCACATGTAGCGGCAACGGAATGGAACACCCGTCTCCATCATGGGTGCAGTGCATGTCTATATACCCTACTGAATGCAGTAGGGCGCAAGTACTACGATCAGATTAACCGACAGGATGCCAAGGGGCAGAATCCTGCAGACGACCAACCTAAGACGGCGGTGAAGGTCAAAACAAGGAGGGAGAAGAAATGAAGCACCAACTCATAGACATTGCACTGTTGGAACCTAACAAGTAAAGGATTCCGGCTGAATATAACAACTTCTAATCCTATGATGATACGATCATTACAGAATAACACTAATTGGCATATGTATCGCAAGGGGAGAATGAAAACGAGTAAAACCAATACAAGATTCGTTACTACTTCCTTACGAAGAATAACCACAACTTTTGATTTTTATAAATGAGTACAAAAGATTTGATCCCGTTCAATAAGCGCAGTCCTGAAGAAGCGAGGGAGATTCGCAGTAAGGGCGGTCATGCAAGAAAGGAAAAGATTCTGGAAGAAAAGAAAATAGCTCAAGTGGCGCACATTGTGCTTAATAGCCCTATTGCGGAAGGTAAACCAATGACAAAGCTCGAAGCCATTGTGGTAAAAATTATTAAAAAGCTATACGATAACCCTAATATGAAGGATTTGAAGATTCTGTGCGAGATACTCGGGCAGATGAAGCCTACTACCGAGATAGAGGGCGGCAACATCACAATCAACGTCAACTCTGACACAATCAAGCAGGAGGACTTGGACAAGCTGTTATGATTCTGACTGCGGTAGGTGACAGGACCATTAAGGCATGGGGAGAACATCCCCGATACATCTCATCCTGCGGTGGTACACGTTCCGGGAAGACGTATGCTAATCTGCAGGTGCTGTCATTGGTGTGCTGGTTGGAATCGGAGAAGCATTGCCAACCGACTGTCAACTCCGTAGTATCCGAGAGCATTCCTCATCTCAAGCGAGGAGCTATTCGAGACTTCAAGGATATCATGTCCAATGAAGGCTACTGGAATGAAGACTCGTGGAATAAGACTGACAGCATATACACCTTCCCCAACGGGAGCATCATGGAATTCTTCGGCGCTGATTCCCCTGCGAAGGTACATGGTCCGGCCAGAGACCGCCTATTGCTGAACGAGGCTCAGAACATCAATAAGGAGATAGCGAGACAATTGTTCGTACGAACGAAGGGGATAATCATCTGCGATTACAATCCGACGCATTCCTTTTGGTTGAATGAGGATATTGAACCGAAGGACAATTGTATAACAATCCGATCGACATATAAGGACAACAAGTACCTGACGGCGGAGCAGATTGCCGAGATAGAGGACAACAAGACTGACAAGAATTGGTGGCGCATCTATGGTCTTGGGCTGGTCGGTCAACTGGAAGGACTGATATACGACTTCGAGCAGATAGACGAATTGCCGCAGGAGGGGAAGGAGTTCTACGGGATGGACTTCGGCTTCACAAATGACCCTACGGCGATAGTACACGTCAAGGCGGACACAGGGCGGAAGATACTCTACCTGGATGAGGTATGCTACCGGACACGAATGCTGAACAAGGATATCATTGAGACATTGAGGCAGAACGAGGTGCCGAGGGATGTACCGATATATGCGGACTGTGCAGAGCCAAAGAGCATTGCCGAGATACATGGCGCCGGATTCAACGTGCTGCCATGCGACAAGAACGCACCGACCAAGAGTGACAAGCTCAAGTTCCAGATACAGTACGTACAGGGGTGGAAGATGATGGTAACTAAGCGGTCGCTGAATCTCATCAAGGAACTCCGTAACTACACATGGGCGAAGGACAAGGACGGGAACCAACTGAATGAACCTATTGATAACTGGAATCATATACTTGATGCGGCAAGATATGGTATATACACCCACTTGGCGCAGAGGGCAGGGTACGGACAATATGCAGTAAGATGATAACCGAATGGAATGACCTGCCGATGGGTCAGTACCTTGACATACTCAAGGTTGCATCGGACGACAACACGACGGACCTGGAAAAGCAGGTCGCATATATCGCAATCCTTTCCGGCAAGACGGAAGAGGAGATATTGGCATTGCCTATCATGGAGTATTCCGAGTATGCCGAGGGGATGCAGTTCCTGCTCCAGCCGGCAACGGAGTATAAGGGGAAGATGACGGACCGTATTACAATAGGTAAGAACAAGTACCGACTGACAACGGACTATCGCACCATCAGTACAGCGCAGTACATTGACTTCCACGCCTTCGCACAGAGTGCAACGGACCACATCGTGGAACTCATATCGGTATTCTTGGTTCCTGAAGGGATGTCATACAATAGCGGATATGATGTGATGGACGTGCAGAAGGACATCCGGCAGGGATTATCAGTACCGATAGCGAATGCGATGATCGCTTTTTTTTTGACTCGATTGCGCATATCAATCAAGGCTACTCTAATCTCCTTGGTTTGGATGTCGAGGTGGATCAAGACGAGACGGAAGATGCTCAAGAGAGTGATGGCACAAGTACAGACGGCTTTAACACCCGATGGAACTGGACTGCATCGGTAGACATGGTCAGCGAGACGTACCGATGCGACTGGGATAGAGTATACGAGATGACGGCATTGCAGTTCCTGAACATACTGGCATATAGAAAGGATAAGGCAGAACACGAGAAGAGGGAGATGGAACGATGGCGCAGAACCCATTAGACTTACCGAGATTATACCAAGTGCTTGCGGATTACGGCAAGGCGCTGCAGGAAGCATACAAGAGTAAGGTCGGAGGAGAGGAACATTCGGCATCAGGCAAGTTACAGAGGTCGGTGGAGTGGCGCATAGACCACAGCGGACGGCATTACATCATCAGTCTAGAACTGGAATACTACTGGCGATTCCTTGAGGACGGAAGAGCCCCAGGGAAGTATCCTCCAGTCAGCAAGATTCGGGAGTGGGTGAGGGTGAAGCCGGTAGTACCTCGCAGGGACAAGAACGGACGGTTGCCTTCAATCAAGCAACTCGCCTTCCTCATAGCCCGCAAGATAGCGGAGATCGGTATTGAGCCAACGCACATCCTGCAGAGGACCATAGACGAGATTAACGCAGAATATAAGGATAAGATATCGGCGGCATTCGCAGAGGACCTGCAGACCAGTCTACGGGCAACATTCACAGACGTCTTCCGTCAGTAATTACAATCTGCGTCAAGCGCCTATATCAGTCAAAAAAGAACAAGCATGGCAGTACCGATATGGAAGGACTACACGATTACGAAGCCTTCAATCCAATCAGCGACATTCACTATAGCTACAGGCGGAGTGACTATATACTCCGGCAAGGTATACTCCAGGGACGCAGTCAACGGCGGCGTAAGTATCCGCATCAATGACATCTGCGCCGACTACTTGCAGAATCAGCTGCCGAACAGACCAATCAATTATGACAACAACGGTGTTCCATGTGTGCGGTTCACTGTTGTCGTACAACCGCCAGTGGGATTGCCATCGCAGGAGTACGTGGACTTCATTCCTGACTGGTCATACGACAGGCTTCGCAGTATAAGTGCGGTACTCTCATCCGACCCAATCCGCAAGACCTTCACGAGAGGTCAACTGCTATTCGTATCGTATCACATCACCCCTGCGACTATCACCTACACCAACACCGACACCACTGCGCACAGTAATTCAGTGAGCAGGGCGGTGTCGCAGTACTGGGACGGTCACTTCGACAATGTTCTCCTTCTGAAGGACATGGTCATTGAGCCCGGTACATTGGTAATCAATCTCGGACATTCAACATTCTCCGGTACTAAGTCAATAACCATTGCCGGACAGACGTATACACTTGTCGACAATTGTTCCCGCTATGCACTGCATTATATTAACAGTTACGCCGGATGGGATTCTCTGTGCATGACAGCGGGAACAATTGTCGACAATTACACTCGTAAGAGCGCATCGCACCTAATCGACAACACATATGCCGATTCACGTGAGACGGTGAACTTTGCCAACACGTACAAGCAAAAATTCCAACTGAATACCGGTTGGCTGGAGAGTGGCGAGAAGATGCACCATCTACTTGGCTCCACGTGTGTATACCTGCAGGATATTGAGCGGCAGGAGATGCTACCCGTTACCATTACCGACACATCCTGCGAGTACAAGACCTTCAAGGGGAACGGCGGCAAGCTCATCAACTATACAATCAACTGCGAATTGGCACAGGGGCGGAAGAGACTATGAGGGTAACGTTATACATCGCAGGGCAAGAGGTGGAATTGGACGACAATTCCCTGATCCTGTACAATTACAGTCTTGAGGACATGAGCAATCCGACCATAGTGGAGAACTCATATTCTCAGTCTATAGAGATACAGGGCACCCCTCAGAACAATAAGATATTCGGGGAACTGTTCCGGCTGGACCGAGTGACGGAAGGTGCGGCGGCTTATACCGGCAAGAACTTCGACCCGACTCGGAAGACCCCATTCACCTTGTGCGATTCCACAGGGGCGCAGATAGAATCAGGTTATATCAAGCTTGATTCGATGAGCAAGGACGTCAACGGCAATGTAACGTATAAGGTTACATTATACGGCGGTCTCGGCTCATTCCTGTACGGACTGATGTACACAGACAACGGGGATAAGAAGACCCTGGCTGACCTTCAGTACTTGGATACGCAGGACCCGTCCTCGGAATTGACCTTCGCCATCAACAAGACTAATGTAGCGGATGCATGGAGTAACATCCCTTCATCCGTTCCTGCCACAATCAACAACAAATGGCAGGTAATCAACTTCGCACCCTGCTACAATGGTATTCCGTCGGGCAACTTCTCTGCTGACAAGGCTCTCATCATCCCTTCCGACCATGGTCTTGCGGATGAGGTCAGCGAAGCGCAGGAGGGTGGAGGTACCAAGTATTGGCGGACACGTGGCGGCTATGCATTGATGACGATGGGCGAGGAACATACGGAGTGGCATTGCAAGGACTTGCGGAGTTACCTTCAGCGGCCAGTCCTGTATATAGGTGCATTGCTCAGGGCACTGGCCAAGAATTCGAACAACAACGGCTACTCGGTTGACCTATCCGACATCATAGAGCAGGACTATGCCAACACGTGGCTGACACTTCCATTGTTTCCGGACCTCGGTACGTACAAGCAGACCAGTGGAGCGCTGACGGCCAACATCACAAGTGCAATCACTACCGAGAGGAATATAGGCAACATTACTCTCGTCGGTGGTTCATCACTAGCCAGTGGGACAACGGTAACGGCAAAATTCTCGCTGAACCTTAAGATGCAATGTGATGCCGACGACGAGTCGCCGTTGGTATTCCGACAGACGAAGTACAGGGATTCGTCAGCACGTGAGGAAGTGGCTGCACACTGTGGTGTGGGATTCCTCCAACTGCTTGCCTATGATGCAGACGGCAACATGGTCGGAGGTAGCAACATCAACGTAATAGGAGACTTGGGATTGGCGGCGAATGCGACACAATGCGCATTGAACCGAGGGTACTCCCCATTATGGC